CTTCTCCAACGACCGCACCGCGGCGCAGCCCGGCACCTACCTGATCGGCATCGCGCCCGATGAGCAGATTCGCCGCATCGTGTCCTACGCCGCGGCGCAAGGGCTGAAGCGCTTCGCCGCGCTGGTGCCCGAAGGCGAGTTCGGCAACCGCGTGCAGGATGCGCTGACCCGGGCCGTGGCCCAGTCCGGCGGCCAGCTCGTGACCGTGTCCGGTTCCGGCACCGTCGCCCCGTCCGCTGCCGCTGACGTCCCATGGCTCGGCGTCGCCGGATTCGACGCCGCCAGCGGCGCTCTAGTGACCGTGTTCTGCGGTGGCACCCAGCGCCTCGTGGCAGGCACCGGCGGCATCACCGCTGGCCAGCTGGTCCACGCGGGCGCGACTGGAACGGTCGTCACCCACACCAACGGCACGACGGACTATCTCGTCGTCGGTGTCGCCCTCACCACTGCGACTGCGACCAACTTGGTCGAAGTCCAGATGGTCCGATAAGGAAGGCGTGAACAATGCCGTACACCTATCCGCCGGCTGCGCCCACGCTCTCCGGTGATGTCGAAACCATCAACCGTTTCCTCAGTTCCCCCACCCTCGTGTCGCGGGCACTGCGGACACTCGCCCAGCAGCGCTACATCTCCGATGCTCTGCTGACCCAGAAGTTCCAGGTCTCCGGCGGCGCCGTGCTCTACGAAACCGGTGAGTCGATCTTCACGACCGACAACCCGCGCGCTGTCGCTCCCGGTGCTGAATACCCCAAGACCACGGCTCCTACCGGTGCGGCTTCCATCGCGAAGACGTCCAAGTGGGGCCAGGACACTGAGGTAACTGACGAGTCGATCAAGCGTCAGCTGATGAACCCCGTGACCCGCGCCTTCACCAAACTGGTGAACCGCAACGTCCAGTTCATCGACAGCATCACCCTGTCGGCGATCGCCACGGCGATCACCCAGACAGCGGCTGTGACGGCATCGTGGAAGACCGCGACCGCCGCGCAGATGCTCGCCGACGTCACCCAGGCCAAGGCGACCATTCTCGCCCTGAACCAGGGCTACATGCCGGACACTGTCGTGCTCGACGACGCGACCTGGGCCCGCGCCTACACCGCGTTCGTCTCCGGCGGGTTCCTTCCCCGTGAGCAGGCGCAGAACGCTGTCGTGACCGGACAGTTCGCCGTGATCGACGGAATGCGGTTCCTGCCGTCGCCGAACCTGCCGACCGCAGGAACGGTCCTCGTCGTCGACTCGTCCGTGCTGGGTGGAATGGCCGATGAGGATCTCGGTGGCCCCGGCTACCAGAACGTCGGTGCGCCCGGTGTTGAGGGCAAAACCATCCGGGACGAAGAGAACGACCAGTACCTGCTTCGGATGCGGCGGGTCACTGTCCCCGTCGTACAGGAACCGGCCGCCGGTTTCGTTCTGACGGGAGCGGCTGCGTAATGGCACACATCGTCACCGGACCGCTGGTCATCACCAAGAAAGAAGACGGCGCCGACCTGTACCTGTACGAGAACTCGATCGTGCCGGACCGCGTCGGCGCGGACGAGCTCAAGCGGCTCGTCTCGCTCGGAGTGGTGGAGAAAATCGCTGACAGCAAGGCGCCAGCGAAAGCTCCCACCGCCGAGTCCAACTAGTACCTCGAAGGGCGGTGAGGGGTCGTGAACTCGTTCGCAACACCTGATGATGTCGCGGACATTTGGCGGCCCCTCACCCCCGACGAGACCGACGTCGCGATCGTTCTGTGCGCTGTGGCGTCGGCGATCATCCGCGGACGCTTTCCGGGTATCGACTCGCAGGTCACGACCGGCGCGGTACCAGAAGACAATGTCCGGTTCGTCTGCGCCGGCATGGTGAAACGCGCCCTCGTCGCCCCCGATGATGGCGTGTCTCAAGAGTCGGAAACGACCGGCCCATACAGCGCAGCGAAGACGTACGCGAACCCGCTGCGCAACGTCTTCCTGACCGCCGCCGACCTGATCCTGATTCAGGGCTACCGTCCGTCGGGCGGATCGTTCGGTTACGGCAACACCACCGTCCGTCAACCCCAATGTTGGGGCTACGACGAGGGAATCACCGTCATACCGTCCAATCCTGGCGTCTGACCGTGCGATACCTATTCGGCGAAACGGTGACGGTCCGCACCATGACGGTCACTGGCCGGGATTCGGACGGTAACGATGTCCGGACCCCAACCGATCGGGTCCTGACCAACGTTCCCGTGTGGGATCCGCGGTTCGGCAATGGGGAACAGTTGCAGGGGCAGGACCTCGTTGAAGCTGACCTCGCGCTGTGGCTGCCGGTTGACGTCGCTGTCACGGCGACGGATCGGCTCGTGGTCCGCGGCGACGTCTACGAGGTCAACGGTCAACCCGCTGTTTTCCGGAACCCCTTCACCGGTACCTCCGGTCAGCAGGTCAACGCGAATCGGGTGACGGGCTGATGGCCACCGCTTCGTTTGAGTCGAACTACGCCGGCCTCGGTGAGGTGCTGCGTAGTGAGGCAATGGTGGCGATGCTCGCCGAGAAGATGGAGCGGGTGAAAGCCATCGCTGAGGCAACCGCGCCTATCGGGCCCGGCGTTCCCACTCACTACAAGGATCGGTTCAGGGTGGAGACCACCACGCACGGCGGTATTCATTCCGACCGCGCTGAGGCTCGCGTCGTGAACGATGATGCGCAGGCGCTTCAGGTCGAATTCGGTGTCCCATCTGAGCCGAACTACCCGAAACACCGCACCCTCGGCAAGGCATTGGACACGCTCCGATGACGACACTCACGGGATTCGTGGACGTCGAAGCGCTCCTACTCGCGTTTTTCGGTCTCACCATTCCGTCGGCCCGGTCGTTGACGATCACCCCATCCGATCTGGAGGGTCGGCTTCCTGTCATCCAGATCAACCGCATCGGTGGGGGTGACACGGTCCCGTCGCTCGACAGGTGCCTGGTTGACGTTGAGGCCTACGACAAGCTGCGCCCTGATGCGAAGTCCTTGGCGGCCCAGATCCGTTCGGCTCTTCGATACAAGGCCCCGGGTTTCTCCGCGCTGGGCGCCTCGATCACCAATGTCGTGACATCCAGCGCCCCGGCTGAACGCCCTTACAAGAACACGAACCTCTTCCGAATCGGTGCGACCTACGAGATCGGTCTGCACAACCACCAGTAACAGCCCTGTGTTTCGAAGCCTGCGCCTTCTCGGTGGCAGGCCAATAGCTGTGCCCTCCACCGAGATCCCCGAAAGGAACTGAAATGGCCAACAACCTGAACATTCTCGCGGGGGTTTCCGCGGGTGGCGCGACCGGCGGCGAGCTGTGCTATTTCGCGCCGATCGACACTGCTGGACCGACCGCTGTCGCGTTCACGTCCGAGGTGCAGACGCTGACGATCAGCGGTACGCCTACGGGCGGCACGTTTACCCCGACGTGGCAGGGCATCTCTGCGCCTGCTCAGACGTACAACGTCGCCACCGCTGCCCTCGCAACCGCGTTGAACACGGCGTGGGCTTCGAAGCTGGGCGGCCTGAGCATCACGGTCGCTGGTACTCCCGGCACCACCTACACCATCACTTTCCCGGCGGGTCTGGGCAACGTGCCGATCATCTCTGTGGTCGCGGCGCTGACCGGCGGCACCACTCCGACAGCGGCTGTTGTGGAGACCACGCCTGGCGCGGGAGCGACTGAGGCGACTGCGGCGATCCCGGCAACCTTCAAGACCGCTGGCTGGTGCTCCACCGATGGTCTGGTGATGACCCCGAACGAGTCGGTCAACGTCATCCGCGGCTACGGCAACTTCAACGCCCTGCGGACCATCATCACCCAGTCTCAGCGGGACTTCGATGTGACGTTCCTCGAGTCCAACCAGACCTCGCTGGCCGTGTACAACCGCAAGCCGATTGGCTCCTACACCGCCTCGGCGATCGGTGCGTTCACCAACACGGTGGGTGCCACAGTCAACACCGTCTATGCGGGCATTTTCGACGTGGTCGACGACGTGAACCACATCCGCTCCTACTGCCCGCGGCTGCAGGTTTCCAAGGTCGGCCCCCGTTCCGGTAAGGCCGGTGACCCGATCGCCTACCCGGTGACTCTGACCGCCCTGCCGGATGTCAACGGCAACGCGGTCTATGAGTACTACGTCGTGAACGCGCTCGGTGGAACGGGCACCGGCTGATGGCTAGTGCTCTGGCTCAACTCGCTGCCGCTGGCGGTACTGAACCTGTTTCAGTGCCGCTGGCGGACACGCAGGTCCGGGTGAAACCCCCGATGGACTGGAAGGCGTCAGCGTTCGAAGCGTTGCGTGAAGCCCGGTTCAGTGTGTGGGCGCAAACGTCGCTGGTGAACGACGCCGAGATCGACGATGACGGAAAGAAATCCGGCTCTGACGATGTCGCGGTCTGGAACAAGGTCGATCCCACTGTTCGCCAGGTGGCCGAATTCCTGGCCGCTTACAGCGAGCTGGTGGGGATCAGCCTGGGGGAATAGCGGCCCTCGCTGAGTTCGCTCTCGAACACAGCGGGGAGCTGATCGCTGACCTTCGACGGTTCTACGGCGTTCGGCTAGCTGACCTCACCACGGGCGCATTGACGTTCCCGGAGCTGCAGGCGTTCATAGCCGACCTACCGCCCGAGTCGGCCACGCAAACCGTTCTTCGTGATCAGTACACCGACAAGCAACTAGCGGACATGTCGGTGCACGACAAGCGGCACGGCCGGTGGTCGAAGGACGGAATGCTTTCCGCCGCGATCTATGACGCCATCCAATACCTCACTCACATCCTGCTCGTGACGAACGGCGCCAAGACCGATCCGCCCGAGCCGATGCCCCGACCGGGTGTCGTTTCGCGCCTCGCCCGCAGCAACAACCCGCAGGCACAGGCCTATTTGCAGGCCATCCGAGACAGACATGAACGGGAAACGGGGGTGCAGTCATGACCGCACCCAACGCCGGGTCTGCTTCGGTTTCGATCGTCCCGGATCTTCGGGGGTTCGCGGAGAAGCTGACTGCTGAGTTGCTGCCGGGGATGCGTGAACTCGGCGACCAGATCGGTCGTGAGATCGGCAGCGGGATCAGTGAGCAGGTCGGGCAGGACATCGACCAGGTGCGGGCGAAGCTGGACGCTCTGGGGTTGAAGCAGGTCAACGTCGATGTGGATGTTGACGATCACGGGTCAGCCGCTGCGGCGGCGGCGCGGGTGGAAGCTATCGGCGCGGCTGGCGGCGGTTCCTCGGGCGGCCTTTCCGCTTTGACGACAGGCATCCTGGCGTTGGGCCCCGCTGCGGTTGGTGCGGCGGCGGCTGCGATTCCGGCGATCCTGGCGATTGGTGCGGCGATCAGCGGCGCGGTCGCCGGGGTCGGTGTGCTGGCGTTGGGGTTCTCCGGTATCGGGGAGGCACTGTCGGCGGCGGGAAAGCCATCAACCGGTGGGGGGGACGGTAGTTCGAGTGCGGGGCTTTCCGCGCAGTCGCAGGAAATATCGGCCCGGCAAGCCACACAGGCCGCGGCGGACCAGCTCACGGCCGCTGTGCGCCGGCAGGAGGACGCCGAGACGTCGCTGACCCGCGCGCAGCGGGAAGCGACCGACGCCCAGCAGGCGTTGACTGCCGCCCGTAAGCAGGCGCAGCAGGACCTGATCGATCTGGCGAACAAGGTCACCGACAACTCGCTGGCTCAGCGGGACGCGGCGATCAAGCTCGCACAAGCTAAGTCGACGCTGGAGACGATCGAAGCCGCCCCCGGTGCTGGGCTGGCGCAGTACGCGTCGCAGGTCGCGCAAGCGCAATTGGACTACGACAAGGCCAAGCAGAACGTCAACGAGCTGGCCACCCAGGGTCAGCGGTTGGGTGATCAGCAGAAGGCCGCGAACGTCGCTGGTGTGAACGGCGCTGCTGGTGTGGTGTCGGCACAGGCGAAGCTGATCGACACCCAGGTGGCGTTGCGTAAGGCGCAGCAGGACAACACTGATGCCGCGCACAAGCTGGCCGAGGCGCAGCAGAACATCACTGACACTGCGGCGCGGAACGCGATCGCTGCTCAGCAGGCCGCGAACGGAATGACCGCTGCGGCGGGTGGCACGAATGCGTTCGCGGATGCGATGGCGAAACTGAACCCGCTGCAACGCGAATTCGTCGACTACATCCTTACCCTCAAGCCGCTGTTCGAGGATCTGAAGACCGCCGCGTCCGGGTTCCTGCCCGGCCTGCAGGCCGGTATCCAAGATGCCCTGCCGGCGTTCAAGCCGCTGCTGGATCTTGTCGGTGCGGTCGCGAAAGCTCTCGGTGGGGCGTTTGTCGACATCGGCAAGGGGCTCGCGTCAGGTGAGGGTCAGAAGTTCCTCAAGTTCCTCACCACTGAGCTGCCGGGCCAGATCACGTTCCTCGGCCAGGTGTTTATCCAGGTCGGCCGGATCTTCGCTGGCATCTTCGAGACGTTCGCGCCGCTGATCAAGACCGTCGATGACAGTTTCCTCGGGTTCCTCAAGGACTTCGGTGATGCCGCGCAAAACGGCGGCCTGGCATCGTTCGCGAAGTTCCTGCAGGACCTTCTCCCGCAGGTAAGCCCTGCGGTCAAGGCGATAGGGACTCTGTTCGTCGCGGCGCTCAAGGCGATCGGTCCGGCTATCGGACCGTCGTTGAAGCTGGTGACGGTTCTTGCCGATGAGCTGGTCAATCTTGGTGAGCCTGTCGTTCGGCCGCTGGCTGAGTTGCTCGGCGCTCTTGTCACCGCGCTGCTGCCGCTGATCCCGTTATTCGAGCAGCTGATTCAAGCTGTGCTGCCTCCGCTGATCGACTTCTTGACCCAGTTGGTGAATCAGGGCATTGCTCCCTTGGTCACCGCTCTAGTAGCTGGCCTCGCGCCAGTGATGCCGGCCATCGCGAAGGCGTTCAGTGACTTTTTCACCGCGCTCACTCCGTTAATACCGGTGTTCGCCGACATCTTCGTGAAGACCGTTCAGATACTGGCGCCGCTGCTTCCGAAGCTCGTTACCGCGGTCGCCAACATGGCTGTCGCGTTCGCGAATCTGCTCGTGCAGCTGGCGCCCGTCATCGGGCCATTGACAGAGCTGATGCTGCGCATTTTCACCGAAAGCACGATCAACAACATGATCCGGGTGGCGAACGCGATCACCGCGATCTTGAACGCTATGACCGGCCTAGCAAGGGATATCGCCGGGTTGGTCAAGAAGGTCAGCGATGCGTTCGGAGGGTTCAAGGACGGCGTCGTGGGTGTGTTCAAGGACGCCGGCACGTGGCTGTACGACGTCGGCAAGGACATCGTCAGCGGGATCATCCAGGGAATCAAGGACAAAGCCGGCGACCTCGTCCAGGCGCTGAAGGATTTCGTGATCGACAAGATCCCGGGTCCCGTCAAGAAGGCCCTGGGCATCAACTCGCCGTCGAAGCTGATGGCCGACGAAATTGGGCGCTGGATCCCGGCCGGTATCGCTGAGGGCATCCTCGCCAACCTCGGCATCGTCCCCAAGGCGCTCGATTCAGTACTCGCATCGGTGTCGAAGTTCTCGGCCAACCCGGTGAACCTCAACACAGGCGCTATCCGGGTCGCCTCACAGCAGGTCGGCGCGTCCATCGGAGCCAATCTGCCGATCGGCGGCGGCGGCGGGGCTGTGTTCAACAACAGCATCACCGTCCCGCAGCAGCTCGATCCGCAGGCCACGTCGCACGCTGTCACTAATCGGATGGCCATGAGGGCCTCATGATCATCACCCTCGCGAACACGGTCACCTTCGGTGGACTGACGTTGGGTGCTACCGATGGGTTCGGTGTCGAGTGGTATTTCATCGATATCGACGGGTGGGGCGCTACCGCATCCACATCCACCCCGACTCAACGGCTCCGTGCTGACGGGTCCTACGCATCGGAACCGTTCTCCAGTTACCGCACGATCACTGTCGCCGGAGCTGTAGTGGCCCCTGACGCCGCTGGATTGGTCGCCGCTCAGCAACGCCTCAACGCGGCAGCATCGATCCAGGACCAAACGATTACCGTGCTCGACTCGGGTTTCACGGTCACGGTCACAGGCCGCAGGCAGGACGAGATCCTGTGGAAGCGTGGGACCAGCGACATTTCAGCCGAGTTCACGCTGGTGTTCCTGTGTAACGACCCGCGGAAGTTCTCGGGCCTGGTCACCCAATCGACCGGGCTGCCTTCCTCCACCGGCGGTTTGACGTGGCCCATCACGTTCCCGGTCACGTGGACCGGGGTGACCACCTCAGGGATTCTGTCCATACCGAATAACGGCAACACGATCGCGCCGGTGAAGCTCCGGATCTCCGGTCCGGTGCAAGGCCCGATCGTCACGCACATCGGATCGGGATTGCAGCTCGTCTTCTCCAGCTCTCTGATCCTCGCATCTGGGGAGTGGGTGGACGTCGACATGGAAGCGAAAACCGTTCTCGCGCAAGGCCAAGCGACCCGGAACGGATACATCCTTTCCCGCGGCTGGTTCGGCGCTGACCCAGGCAGCAACCAGTACGGATTTCAGGCGCTGACGTTCAACGCGGGCGCACAACTCACGGTGACAGTGCCCTCAGGAGCGTGGCTATGACAATCACCTGCCTACCGATCGATGTGTCGGCCGGATCTCCGGCCTACACCGCGCAGAACACCCGGCAGGCCTTCTCGGGGCTGGTCGCCGGCGGCACCGCCCGTCCGATCGGTGCGCAGTCAGGCCTCGTCGCCGGACACGCTCCCACCATCACCGCGTCTTCGACGACATGGTCTGTCGGAATCGGGGCCTACATCGTCGACCCGGCGTTCACCACCACCCAGTCGCCGTACTTCGTTGCTAACGACGCGGCGGTGACTGGGTCGATGACAGCTGCGCACGCCACCCTGAACCGGTACGACATTTTGTACCTGCAGGTCAATGACACGGCGATCGACTCGTCGGGTTCCCGCAACGCCACGATCAACTACCTCGCAGGTACAGCCGCGTCTACGCCCCTCATACCGACGCTTCCCGCCCGCTCGATCATGCTCGCCTACATCCTCGTCCCGTTCTCCGGCGGCGGTTCACCGGTCGTGACGCTGTATCAGCGCTACGCCGTAGCGTCAGGCGGCGTTCTGCCGGTGATCGCCCAAGCTGATCGTGACAGCATCATCCTCGCCCCGTATGAGGGTTACACGATCTACCGGCAAGACACGAACAGCCTCGAATGCTGGAACGGCTCGGCGTGGGATCAGGTATCGCCGCTTACCGGTGCGTTATATGGCGAAGTTGACGGGCCGAACACGCCAACGACGATGGTCACCAACGGCGTGGTGTACGTCCCCGGCGGCACCTGCTCAGTCACCGTGACCCTTGCGACTACCCGACGGCTACGAATAGTCACTAAAACGCTTGTCACCCAGAATACGACGGCCACTGGCCGGTATCAGCTCACAGCGGCTTACAACTCAGGTTCATCCGTCGTTGTCGGATCGGTCGTGCGTCTGGGCACCTCGCCTTACCCGAATGAATCCTTCGTCTCAACCGTCAATGGATCACTCATCCCTATGGTCGACGAGCATTCGGTATTGCTGACCGCTGGCACCTACACGTTCTATCCCGCAGTGTCACGTGTGTCCGGCGGCACCGGTTCGGATAGCTGCTCGTTCGGTTACACGGCGGTGTATGACGCGGGAGCGGTGTAGGTGAGCCTGCAATGGCTCGCCGTTGACCTGCTCACCGGAAAGATCCTCTGCGACCTTCCCGGGCTGGACTCCAAAGACCCGTTCCGGCGCACCCTCGGCCAATACGAGACATCCACCGCGACATTCACCGTCAGCGACACTACCGACCCGGAGTGGGAACGTGGGCTGCTCGAGGGCGGGGCTGCGTGTATCGCCTACACCGGCCAGCCGGGGCTGGAAACGATCGTGTGGGGCGGCATCGTCACCCAAGCGCCACGCAACCTCGGCAACACGATCAGCCTGTCCCTGATCACCGTTGAGGGTTACCTCGACCGGCGGTACACGGGCGCGTACGTAGCGACGAGCCGTGACCAGAACCTGATCGTGCAAGATCTGGTCCAGCAGTTTGCCGCGGACACCGGTGGACTGCCGATCACGGTCACCATCGTCGGCGGTGCTGGGGCAGTCCGGACCGTCCAGTACAACGACTATGACGACAAGACCGTCTACTCCACCCTGACTGCGTTATCCGCGCTCACCGGTGGGCCCGAGTGGACGATGGACTGGATGTGGGACCACTCCACCCAACTCATCACACCCGTCCTGTATGTCGGCAACCGCATCGGATCATCCCCACCCGCAGGTCTCGCCCCGGCCGTGACGTTCGACGAGACACAGATGACCGACGCGAAGATCCCACACGACTGGTCGGCCAAGACAGGTGCGAACATCGTCACCGCGACCGGACCTGGCCAAGGACTGGCACGCGTGCAGTCCACAGCGGTGAGCGCCGCCTTCGCTGGCCGGCCGAAGTATGAGTTGCGATACGCCCCTGACACGTCGATTTTCGACTCGCTAACACTGGCCAACCACGCGGCCGAGACATTAGCTGCGGTCGGCAATGGCAATCAGCAGTTCCAGTTCGCGGTGCAAAACAACCTCCCTGGGTTCCAGTTGGGGCTCGACTGGTTCATCGGTGACGATCTCGGATATTCGGTGCAGTCACCGACGATCCCGACCCCGATCACCGGCGTAAGCCGATGTGTCGGCTACGAGGCTTCCGACACGACCGTGAAACCGCTTCTTGTCAACCCGGGGGTATAGATGAGTCAGCCAGGAAACTTCGGCGCAGGTTGGGCACCAGACGACTCGTGGCTGGTCCGCCGCATCGAGGACCTCGAGCGCACTGTGAGAGAAATGCGAGCCGCTCGAACCCTCGAATCCTCCAGCATCGGCGCGGGCGGGTTGAGCGTCAACGCTGAGGGCGGTATCTCGGTTCTCGACCAGAC